GTTAGAGTAACGACGACGACATGACGAACACCATGTCAGGATTGTGCGAGGTAGATGCTGTATCCGTGTCCGTATTAAATACATATCAAACGGATAGACTAGATGATAGACAACGAGGTACAACAGTGACCTAAGTTGTTGATGTGTATAGCTGCACTATAATGCATACTACTAAGTAGTTAGTACTTACTTCTGTTGTAGCTAGCTACCCTGCTATATAGTGCTATAGGGGTAGGGGGGGGAGCAAATTAATTTTGTTGTAAATAGATTTATAGCACCTTATACCGCTACCGCATATTTTTATAACAAAGGGGGGTTACTGCTAGTTGTCTATATATGCTCGTCTTTACTAAGACTCGCAGAGCTATGCTTAGCTCGAGAAGTATCTCTCGCATCAAACATAGTGCTGTTAATACCCTGAAAACAAGAAAGAAAACAGTAAAAGAAAGAAGCCCCTAGTCTCGTAGTTTTCAAAAAGCTTGTCAAGTCCACTGAAGGTACTCAAACACTAAATAAATATTCTTTTAGTGTCACATAGGTGACAGACACATAGTATTGAATAGCTGTTATAGTTCGACCCATTGCGGGGTAGAGAAGTAGGAACTCGCTTGGCTCATAACCAAGAGATCGCTGGTGCGAATCCAGCCCCCGCTACCAAACAAAGGAAGAGAACATGGCTACAGGTAAAAAGTCCCCTGCTTGGCAACGTGCAGAGGGTAAGTCTCCTTCAGGTGGTTTAAATGCTAAAGGTAGGGCTTCCTACAATGCAGCTAATCCTGGTAAGCCAGGTTTAAAAGCTCCACAACCTGAAGGTGGTTCTCGTAAAGATTCTTTCTGTGCTCGTATGGGAGGCATGAAGAAGAAACTAACCTCCGCTAAAACAGCTAAAGATCCTAATAGCAGAATCAATAAAGCACTTCGTGCTTGGAAGTGTTGATATGGCAACTAAATCTACTGTGAATGCTGCTGGTAACTACACAAAACCAAGTCTTCGTAAAAAGATTGTTAGTCAAGTAAAAGCTGCTGCAACTCAAGGAACTGGAGCTGGTCAATGGTCAGCTCGTAAAGCACAACTTGTTGCTAAGAAGTACAAAGCTGCTGGAGGTGGCTATAAATCATGAGTAAAAACAAAACACATTACCTGCCTGATGGCAAAGTCTTTAAAGGTGAGACACATAAAACTGGTACTAAGCTAATGACTGGTGTAAAACACACTGCAACCAGTAAAGTCTTGACGCATACTCCCCCTAAAAAGGTAAAGAAGTGAAAGCACCACAGAAATCCCTTAAAGACTGGGGTGATCAGAAGTGGCGTACCAAGTCTGGTAAACCTTCTTCTAAAACAGGGGAGAGATACTTGCCTGAGAAAGCAATCAATGCTTTAAGTGCTTCAGAATATGCAGCTACAACCAAAGCCAAGCGTAAAGGTAAAGCGGCAGGTAAACAATTTGTAGCTCAACCCAAAAATATAGCAAAGAAAACAGCAGGATTTAGATAGTTTCTAAATAAACCCGTAACACCAACCTCAATGAAAGAGAAACATAACATGAATAAGATGAATAAAAACCACCCTGATGAAAAACAAGACAAAGCAATGATCAAAAAAATGATGAAAACTGAACTTGCTTCATCAATGTCTACGGCTAAGAAGACAAAGAAACCAATGGCTGCTAAAACAAAATCTAAAAAAGTCTATTAAATTTAATAAAAACAGTAGGAGTTAGATAGTGGCTAAAGAAAACTGGATTGCTAAAGCAACAAAGAACAAAGGTGGTCTTCACCGTAGTCTTGGTATACCTTTGGGTAAAAAAATACCTGGTCCAACACTAGCTGCTGCTGTTAGAACGGGTGGGAAAGTTGGGAAACAAGCAAGATTGGCTCAAACTCTAGCCAAAATGCGTAAATAATAGGCAACTATGCAAAGACGTATCTCTAGAGACAAGCGATATAAAAAGTCTGTATGGTCGCAGAACCAAAGACTGCAAGCTGTCAGTACTTATCTTATGCTTGGCAACATGGCTGAGACAGCTATTGTTACGGGTATACCCTTGCCTACCCTTAAACTCTGGAAACAGATGGACTGGTTCAAGGAGTTTAGTCTTCAACTAAAGACTGAAGATGTACAACAGCTAGACTCCAACCTTAAACGAGTTATCAATAAAGCTCTCAAGGCTACTGAAGAACGCATTGACTTTGGAGATGCTCAGTTTGATCAACGTACTGGAGATATTGTCAGAGTACCTATCAAAGCTCACGTTGCTTTAAAGATTACAACAGACCTACTGGCTAAGCAACAGAAACTAGAGGAAAACCCTATAGATAGGGAAGAAGTTGAGAAGACTATTGATGAACGATTGCTTAAGCTCAGTGCTGAGTTTGCTAGGTTTGCTGGTAATAAAACCCAAGCTGCTGTAGCTATAGACGTAGAAGCTAAAGTCGTTAGCAATGTCTAAACTCAATGCGGATGTTATGGAAGGCTTTGTCAACTCTGTGTTGAGAAAGAACTTTGATAAACCAGCTCCTACTCCAGATTTCCATAAAGAAATATGGGATCTTGTTACATCCGTAAGCAAGCAAGTTGCCATAGCTGCTCCTCGGTATCATGCTAAAAGTACAGCCGTAACCCATGCCTATACCTTAGCATCTGTACTTTTTAGAGAATCTAGATACGTCCTTATTGTTTCAGATACCGTTACCCAAGCCGTACAGTTCCTTGGAGACATTAAGAAAGAACTATTGGAGAACGATGATCTACGTTCCCTATTTGGGGTCAAAGAGTTTCCCAAGGATACTGAGGATGACTTGATTGTTGAGTTGGAAGATGGGTGGACATTCCGTATCCAAGCCAAAGGTTCAGAGCAAAAGCTCCGTGGATTGAAGTGGGCTAACCTTCGTCCAGACCTAATCATTGGGGATGACATGGAGAATGACGAGATCGTTATGAATAAAGATCGCCGTCAGAAATTTAAACGTTGGTTCTATGGTGCTCTCATTCCTTGTGTTTCATCTACAGGAAAGATACGTATAGTAGGCACTATCCTACACTTAGATAGTCTACTTGAGAACTTAATGCCAGCTTCTCAATTGGCATCCCATCGTGGAGTAAAGAGTCTTATCAAAGAAGATTTAAAAGAATACTCCAGCAATGTTTTGCCTTGGAGATCTGTCAAGTACCGTGCTCACACAGATGACTTTAAATCTTTGCTTTGGCCTGAGATGAAGTCTGCTACTGAGTTTAGGATGCAGAAGGATGACTATGTACGCCAAGGTCTGGCTGATGTCTACTCCCAAGAAATGCTCAATATCCCACTAGATATTACTGACACTTTCTTTAAGAAGACTGACTTTGTACCAATAAAAGAAGAAGACCGAAAGAAGAATCTGGTGTACTATGCGACCTGTGACCTAGCTGTATCCCAGTCTCAGAAGGCAGATTACTCTGCTTTTGTTGTTGGTGGTATGGATGAAGATGGCAGGTTGTACTGCAAGCATGTGATCAAACAACGTATGGATGCTTTGGAGATTGTGGATACAATCCTCATGATTCAAAAGATTTATAAGCCCGTACTCTTTGGACTTGAACAAGGTACGATTCAGAAAGCTATAGGTCCCTATCTCAATGAGGAGATGCTCAAGCGTGGAGAGTTTATCAACACTGTTCTGCTCAAGCCTAGTGGTGACAAACTTACCCGTGCTAGAAGTATTCAAGCTCGTATGAGAAGCGGGGCTTGCAAGTTCGATAAGGACGCTGAATGGTATCAAGGCTTTGAGGACGAGCTTCTCCGATTTCCTAGAGACAAACATGATGACCAAGTAGATGCTTGGGCATACTTGGGCTTGATGCTCGACAGGATGTGGGAAGCACCAACCGATAAAGAACTTGAAGAAGAAGAGTACGAGGCTTATATTCAAGAAAACAATTTGAACGTCTCAGGTCGTTCTCTTACTTGCGGGTATTAAAAAAGCTATGAACTTAAAAGATAAATACAACGTCAGCGACCTCGTATATGAGGCTAATATTGCTGACCTTTTATGCAAAGAAGATTTAACGACAATTGGAGTTCAGATTGTTAGAGACTTTGACACTGATCTATTGTCTCGTGGTAGTTGGGAAAAACGTACTGAAGCTTCTTTAAAGCTTGCTTTACAAGTTGCTGAGACAAAGAATTTTCCTTGGGCTAATGCTTCTAACATAAAGTTTCCACTCATTACTATTGCTGCACTGCAATACCATGCCCGTAGTTATCCAGTCCTAATTGATAGCAACCTTCCTGTTAAGTGCCGTATTGTTGGTGATGACAAAGACGGTCAACGTGCTTTACGTTCAAGTCGTGTTGAACAACACATGAGCTACCAACTTCTTGAAGAGGATGAAGATTGGGAAGGAGAGATGGACAAAGTTCTTATTACGCAGCCTATTATTGGTTGTGCTTTTAAGAAAACTTATTATGATCCTATTCGCAAACATAACGTTTCTGAAAATGTTTTGGCTAAAGACTTGGTTGTTAACTACTGGACTAAAAGTTTAGAGACAGCTAGTCGAGTTACCCATGTTCTTCAAATGACTAAGAACGAAATCTACGAACGAGTAGCTCGTGGATTGTGGTTAGAAGTATCTGAGGGTCGTCCTCAACAAAATGTTTCTGTTTCTATGGGTGGTGGTTTACAAAGAACCCAAGATAAAGCTCAAGGGTTAACCCCACCTGAACCCAATGATTCAAGTACACCAGTTGAAATGCTTGAGCAACATTGCCACATAGACTTTGATGATGATGGTTACGCTGAACCTTACATTGTTTATGTTCGTAAAGACAACAAACAAGTTGCTCGCATTGTTGCTAGGTACACTGAAAAAGATATTGAACGCAATAAAAAGGGTGATGTCATCCTTAGTATCAAAGCAGAGCAGTACTTTACTAAGTATCCTTTTATTCCATCTCCTGACGGTGGTTTTTACGACTTAGGTTTTGGAGTTCTTCTTGGGCCACTCAACGAATCAATCAACACAATTGTCAACCAACTCGTTGATTCTGGCACTATGGCTAACACTGCTGGTGGATTTCTTAGCCGTGGTATTAAGCTTCGTGGTGGTAACTACTCCTTCAACCCAATGGAATGGAAGCATGTAGACACTACTGGGGATGATTTGCGTAAAGGCATTGTTCCTCTTCCTGTACGTGAACCTTCTCAGGTATTGTTTACTCTGTTGAACTTGTTGATCAACTATGGTGAACGTATTGGTGGATCTGTAGACATTCTTTCTGGTCAGAATCCTGGTCAGAATACACCTGCTGAGACTACCCGTACTATGGCTGAGCAAGGTATGAAGATATTTAATGGTATCTTTAAACGTACTCACCGTAGTTTGAAACAAGAGTTTCGCAAGTTGTATCGCCTCAACCAAGTCTTTATTAATGAAGATACTGAGTATGTTTCAAATGCTGTAAGCAAGGGGCTTATTTTAGCTACTGACTACGACGGCCCTGTAACAGATGTCATGCCTACTGCTGATCCAAGCATTACCTCTGATGCACAACGTTTGCAACAAGCTATGGCTATTGCTCAACGAGTTGCTGTAACCCCAGGTTTATATGACCAGTATGAAGTTGAAAACGCATTCCTTAAAGCAATCAAAGTTACAAACATTGAGAAACTTCTTCCTGATCCCAAGGGACCTAATGCTGTTCCTGTTCCACCTAATCCTAAACTTCAAATTGAAGAGATGAAGATGCGGTCTAAACAGGCTGAAAGCGAACTGGCTATGAAGATGGGACTACTTAAACTTATGGGTGAAGCAGAACTTAACCAAGCCAAGATTCAAAAACTGCAAGCAGAAGCAGAAGCTATCAAAATTGGTATTGCTACCGAAGGCGAAAAGATGCGTATTCAAGAAATCAACACAAGTATTGCACTCAATCGTGAACGTAGAGAAGGTATTCTCAGATCAATTGATACCATGAACAAAGTCTACGCATCAATGGTGGGTAAACAAACAGAGCAAATGTTACAGCAAGCACCTGAAAGTCAAATAATGGGGGGTATGGAACAAATGCAACAATCGCAACTACCTATGTAATAAGGAGAAAAAATGTCAGCAGAGTTAGTAAGTTCAGAAAGTTTTGAAGAGTGGAAACACCATCCTGTAACTAAGCGTTTTATGAAGATGCTTACAACAGACCGAGAATCCATGAAGGAAGGTTTGATCAACAATGCTTTTGAAGAAGAAGCAGAAATCAAAGGACGATGCCGAGTAATCGCTGTCATCCTGAACATTGAGTACGAAGACCTGTTTGAAGCTAAATAAAAGAGAAACAAATGAGTAATCAATCTGGAATCAACCCTTGTGGTTGGAGAGTGCTAGTAAAGCCTCAAGAGATTAAAGAAGTATCTGAAGGTGGTATTGTTCTTACTACTGGAAGTTTTAAAGATCGAGAACAGATGGGTAATACCACTGGACTTGTTATTGCTATGGGTGATCAATGCTATGCCGATGAACCCGCACCTTGGTGCAAAGTTGGCGACAAAATTATTTTTGCCAAGTACGCTGGTCTGCTTTACTTAGGTAAAGACGGAAACCACTACCGCATTATCAACGACAAAGACATCACTGGCACACTTGATGCCGATGTAAATCTTGTTGATCCATACTTAGCTAAGGGGTAAACCATGAGTGAAAATGATACTAGTAACAATGACGCAACATCATCTGACGTTCAACATGAAGCTGAATCTCAAGGTTGGGTTCCAAAAGAACGCTACCGAGGAAATGAAGCTGATTGGGTAGATGCTGAAACTTTTGTAAAGCGTGGTCGAGAGATTCTTCCTATTCTTAGAAAGAATAACGAAAACCTTGTCAAAGACCTAAACGCTACAAAAGAGCAACTCAAAGATTTTAGAGAAGCTGCGGAAGAGTTTAAAAAGTTTCAAAGAGAATCTTACGAACGTAAAGCTAGTGAGTACGAAAGACGTATTCAAGACATAAAAGAAAGTCGTGCTCAAGCTATAAATGATGGTGATGGGCAAAAGGTTAATGCTTTAGATGACGCTTTGGATGAAGCCAAAGAAGATTTAAAAGAAGCAAAGCAAGCCGTTAGAGATGTTGTTAGCGTACCTGAGCAACCAACTTCAACCGCAGTTGATCCTAACTTGCAATCTTGGTTAGATAAAAATGCTTGGTTTGGTGAAGATCGGCGTATGACTAGTATTACTAATGGTATCGGTGAAGGTCTTCGATTAGAGTTTCCTGGTCTCAAAGGAGAAGCTTTTCTTGAAAAATTAGATGAGGCACTAGCAGAAGAATTCCCCAATAGGTTTGGAGGAAAGTCTAAAAGTCCTAGTACCAACCGAGTGGAATCCGGGTCAGGTAGGCAAAGTCGGAGCAGTAGTAATGCTCAATCCTATGAAAACCTCCCCTCAGAAGCCAAGGCTGCTTGTGATCGGTTTGTTAAGCAAAAGCTTATGACCCGTGAACAATACGTACAAGACTTTGACTGGAATTAAAAAATCCCTTGACAAACCAATTTAAAAGGAAACAATATGCCACGTGCTCTTAATGAATTTGAAAAACGAGATCGTCTGATTGAGAAAGCAGCAGAAAGAGAAACTTCTGTTTCTACTTCTTCTGCTATTACTACAGACCCACAAGGAAGTGGTACAGTACGAAAACGCCGTAATGTATTTAATGGCACAGAAGCTAAGCTTGGTGTAAGACAACAAATTGATGGATACCATCTCCACATCTTTACCGATGCTGGAAGTCGTGTTCAAGAAGCCTTAGATGGTGGCTATGAATTTGTTAGTCCTATAGAGGTAGGTGGAGTAAGTGAAAATGTGGTTAGTCGTAATGGCGACCTTGGAGAAAGAATTAGGTATCTTGTAAACCCTCGTGCTGAAGGCACTGAGCAGTTTGGATACTTAATGAAAATACGGCAAGAATGGTACGAGGAAGATCAAGCCGAATTTCAAGTAAAAAACAACCGTATTGATGCCGCTATACGTAACGGTAAAGTCACTGGTGATAACCAAGGCTTTTATGTTCCTCGTGACGGAATCAAACTTACTTAATTTATCTGGAGGTTTTTATGGCAAACGCAAATCGTCCTGGTGGTTTAAAACCCGTCAGTTATCTCAGCGGAGCACCCTACACAGGGCAAGCTCGGTTGTATTCTGTTCCCACTAATAGTGCTGACTTGTACATTGGTGATCCCGTTACCTTGAGTGGTAGTGCTGATGTCAATGGTCTTGCTGGTATTTCTATCGGTGTTGCTGGTTCTGCTATTATTGGTGTTGTAGTTGGTTTCCTTGTTGCTCCTCCTGGAGTTAGCTTGGTTGCTACTAACATTGATTTGACTATTCGCAGTATTCAAGCAAGTGCCACTACTGTTCAATATGCTTTGGTTGCTGATGACGCAAACATTGTGTTTGAAATTCAAGATGGTCAAACTGTTCCTACTGCCGTCACTGATATTGGTCGTAATACCAATTTCTTGATTGCTGCTGGTGCTACTGACTATAGTGATTCAGGTACTGTAACTGCTGCTACTCTTACAGATAGCACCACTGCCAACTTGAAACTTATGGGCTTTACTCAGCGTGTAGATAATACTCCTGCTGCTGCTTATGCAAAACTGTTGGTACGGATCAATAACCATGTTTACAGCGCCTCTACTGGCACTGCTGGCATTTAATTAGGAGAATAGATTATGGCAGGTATTATCACAACCAGTTCCCATCCCAAGGCCTTATGGCCTGGCATCAAAGCTTGGTGGGGACAAACTTACAATGAGCATCCTGAAGAGTATGTGGATTTGTTTGACAAAGACACTTCAAGTCAAAACTATGAAGAAGATGTCCAACTGACTGGATTTGGTCTTGTACCAGTCAAGTCACAAGGTTCTGGCGTTCAGTATGATTCTGAAGTTCAAGGTTACGTAACTCGCTATACGCACGTTGCATATGCAATGGGTTACATCGTAACTAAAGAAGAAATGGACGATAACCTCTATGAGCAAATCTCCAAACAACGTTCCGCAGCTTTGGCTATGTCTTTCCGTCAAACGAAAGAAAACATAGCTGCTAACGTTTACAACCGTGCTTTCTCAAGCACATATTTAGGTGGTGATGGTAAAGCTCTTTGCGCTACCGACCACCCAAATACAACAGGTGGTACATGGAGTAACAAACCAACAGTTGATGTAGATTTGTCTGAAGCTGCTTTGGAAGATGCAGTGATTGCAATCATGGGTCTGCAAAATGACCGTGGTTTGATGGTCGCTATTCAACCAAACACTTTGCACATTGCTCGTCAAGAACTGTTTAACGCTCAACGTATTCTTGGTTCTACTTACCAAACAGGTAATGCCAACAATGACATCAACGTCATTAAGTCTGGTAATTATCTGCCAGGTGGTTTTAAATGTAACCATTACTTCTCAAGCCCCCATGCTTGGTTTATCCGTAACACCATCCCTGGTGGTACTGGTATGAAGTACTATGAGCGCCATGCCATCATGTTTGATCAAGACAATGACTTTGACACTATGAACGCTAAAGCCAAAGGCTATGAGCGTTATAGTTTCGGTTGGTCTGATCCTCGTGCTGTTTACGGTTCTAACGGTCCTTAATTGTTATTAGTAACAATCCCCCTCCCTAAAAAGAGGGGGTTCTTTTTATCAAGGAGTAAATCATGGGATACGAAAAAAGAAAAGAAATGGGTCAGAAACCTGAACCCAAAGCATCTATGTCTAAAATGGCTCCAGCTAAAAAAATGATGGATGCTAAAAAGACTATGACTGCTAAAAAAACTATGTACAAAAAGAAGATGTAACGTAGAATGTAATCGGCACAATTCTTGTGCTAACCCTGATGATGACGCTATCTAGTAGATAGTGTTGTTTGTGTAACACTTATGTCAACATAGGATTTCAAAATGGCTCTCCCACAATCTCCCGCATCTAATTTCCCAGGTGGTTTTAACAACGTAACTATCCGTGGTGTTCCAATCACTCAATCTCACCCTGGTCAAGTGTATTGGGTATCTAACGCTACCCCAACTTTGCCTGGACAAATTGGTGGTTCTGATGGTAACCCAGGTACTTTCAATGCTCCCTTTAGCACTCTAGAGTATGCAATTTCTTTTTGTACTGCTAATCGTGGAGACATTATTTTTATTAAACCAGGTCACGCTGAAACTATTTCTAGCGCAACTGCTTTAGCTTTTGATATTGCTGGTGTAGCAATTGTTGGTTTAGGTGCTGGTACTAAACGTCCTACGTTTACTCTTGGTACAGCAGCAACAACTACCATTGCTGTGTCTGCTGATAACATATCAATTCTTAATTGTCGTTTTATTGGCAACTTCCTAGGTATCACTGCTGCCTTTACAGTTGGTGCTGCTGCGTATTTCACCATTGACAACTGTTCGTTTACTGATACAAGTGCCATCCTTGGTTTCTTGTCAGCAGTTAAAACTACTGTAACTGTCAATGCTGATTTCTTGCAAGTATCTAATTGTTTTATTAAATCTGATGCTACAACCAAATCTGTTGCTCCTATTGTTGTGCTTGGCACAATGACTGGTTTGACATTGACTGACAACTATGTTGTTCAAACTGTTGCCCAAAACAACGTGTCTCAATTCTTGAGTCATGCTGCATTGGTAATGACTGCTGCTCTAATTTCAGGCAATAAGATCTATTGCGTCAATACTGATACTGCAACTGGTGCTTGTCTCATTAGTACCACTGCTACCACTGGTTCTGGTATTGTTATGAACAACACAATCCGTGCTCTTGACAGTGCTGCTGCTATTGTAGTCACTGCTAATGCTGTTCAATATGGAATGTTTAACAACCTCTATATTGGAGATGGAACTATGAACTCAGGTTTTGTACTTCCTGCTATTGGTTCTGATGCCTAATATGTGATGTAGTTTACTAGGAGGAGAATAATCTTCTCCTAGTATCTTTAATAGGTACAACCTTTGCAAGATGGGAGTTTGATATGGGTGATGTCGTAAGAATTAAAAGTGGAGAACAACCTCGTTACTTTGCTTTTAGTGGTGTGTTATCTACAACAAGTAATGGTAACTCTACACCTTTGTATAAAGAAAGTCCTTGGAGTACTTTTCAAGTTATTATTACTGGTACAGGTGCTGTAAGTGCTACAGTAACTATTCAAGGTTCAAATCAAGAAGATACCTTTAATGGTACTAAAAGTAATTGGGCTACTATAAATGCTTTTAGTATGACTGGTACTACCAGTGACACACAAGGTTTTACTTCAGTAAGTACTTGGAGATATGTACGTGCTGTTGTTGCTTCTATTTCTGGAACAGGTGCTACTGTTGAAGTAATCATGGGTGTTTAATAAGGAGTCTTTATGACCTCAACTGTATTTACTAGTGGGACGGTCATCGAGTCTCCTTGGCTTAATGATGTCAATACTAAAACATATGCTGATACTAGTGACACTGTAGCTTACACACCTGCTGGTACAGGTGCTGTAGCTACTACCGTACAAGCTAAGTTGCGTCAAAGTGTAAGTCTAAAAGACTTTGGCGCTGTAGGAGATGGCACTACTGATGACACGACAGCAATTCAAACAGCGTTAGCCGCTGCATCATCTGGTCAATGGGTTGATGGTGGTTATGCCACATATAAAATTACAACGCTGATTACGGTAACAAATGCTATTGTTCGAATGCGTAACGCCAAGTTTGTGTTTAATACGGGGTATACAGACCAAGGTCGATTTTCTTTAGATGCTGGTTCTGGCACAACAGCAATGACGGTTGAATTAGAAAATATTGTTGTTGATGGTGGTCGAGGCACATATAAAACTGGCAATGAGCCGTGGACAGTGTTTGCCACTATTAATGGATACGACAGCATTGTTCCCGCACTTGTGCCCGTGTTTAAGGTGGCCGCTTATAACGCCAGCACTTATGTGCGAATTCAAAATGTAAATTTTTACAATGTCCATGCTGATGCGTGTATTCAAGTTGGCACTTATGGAACGGTTTTTATTGACGATTGTGAATATAAAAACATCAGTAACAAGACGTTCCATGTTTATCACAGCCCTGATGATGGCGTAACTGAGGCGGGGCAAACACTTGTCAATAACGTCTATGCCCAAGATGTTGGTTTGATGCCAGCAACATTTACGGTTGGTGGTGTAGCAAAAGTTCGTGCCGATTCTTATGCGCCTCAAGGGTCGTTTAACTTTATTGTCAGTCATGGCGACTTTGCAATTAATAACGCTAATGTTTGGAACTACGCATCGTGCGGTGTAACAGCAGATCGAAACAGATCATTCAACGCCAGCAATGTGTTTATTTATAACGACAGTTCGATTGCATTTAGCAATAACCCGTCAGGCGCTTTTTGGTTGGAATCATGCAACACAGTAAACGTCAGCAACTTATTTGTTTGGGTAACCAATCGCGATAGTCGTGATACGGCATTGGATTCAAGTTTGTTGCAGATTTTTGCAAGCACTGGAAGTCAAGCCAATTTTAATAATGTTGTTTTATTAACAGACGCATCTACTGCTAAAGTTAGAAGAATTATTAGGGGATCGGTGTACTACAACCCATCTGTTTTTATCACTAATTTTTATTGCTATGGAATTGTAACTGCAATGGCAAGCGCTATTAATTTTGCTGTTTTGACCAACTCAGTAATTGGGCATGATATTAAGTTAAAAAGCGGTTATTTGCGTAACGGTAGTATTAACGTAGACCAACCTCTTTCTTTTGCTGTTGATGATGTGTGGTGCTTTGGTGGCACATCAGGTGGAAGCGTTATTCTTTCTGTATCAGGTAACTCAGGTATTACTGGTTCGGTCAACGATGTTGTTGTGATTAACAGTCGTTTAGCGGGTTCGTTTACAAACGGCGTTACTATTACTGAATCCCTAAAAGTAAACAATAACGAGCGCATTACCGGAGGGGTTACTTGCGGCACTGTGACGGGGTTTGCACAAATTAACGGTAACTCTTACATTGGCGGTAATATTACAATTACATCAGGTGGCTCTACTGTTGGCATCTCAAACATTATGAACAACAGCCAAATTGTTGGAACGACAACTATTACTGCTGCTAAGAATTCAAGAGTTAGCGGAAACAATACCCAACAACGCATTGAAATTAAAGATGTACAGACGTTTGAAGTAGTTGGCAACACAGCTAAAACAGACCAAGGTGAATCTATTATTTGGGTCAACCCTGTAACAGCCGCAAATGTGTTGGCTGGTGTTGTGAGTAGCAATAACGTGTTGATTAAGACTGGTACTGTTGGTGCTGGCTATGTAACGCTTGGCGCTGGTGTTACTGGCGTTACAGACGTAAACAACAACAAACTTACTGTGGCTTGGTCGTGAACAGCAAAATATCGGCACTGACTTCTGCTACCACGCCTCTGGTGGGTACGGAGACTTTGCCGATTGTCCAAGGTGGGGTGACAGTTAAAACCACCGTTGCAAACATTACTAACGGCGGTGGGTATGCTGGTTCATTTACTACACTTGCATCAACTGGGGATGCTACTCTTGGCGATGCAACTACCGACACTGTAACGGTGAACGGATATATGGGTGTTGGCGGTGCTGGCACTGCAAACGTAGGCATTCGGATTCGGGGTACTGCATTAACTGGAGCTACTCAAGTTGGTGCTTATTCAACTTTTACCGCCTCATCAGCGGCAACAGCTTCTGTATGGGGATTTTTAACTGCACCAGCTACTGCAGCCACAGCATTTACTGCCACTAATATGGCGGGGTTTAGCGCAGCCGATGTAACAAAAGGTGCAGGTTCAACAATCACCAATCAACATGGTGTATACATTTCTGATCAAACCCAAGGCACAAACAACTTTGGTGTCACTAGTTTAGTATCTAGCGGCACAAACAAGTGGAACATCTACGCTAGTGGTACGGCACAAAATGGTTTTACTGGCAATGTGCGAATTGGTTCAGTTGTAGCGCCTACGGTTGCATTGGATGTTACTGGCGCAGTAAAAGTATCAACCACTATTACACCACTTGATAACGTAGTCCAAGGCACAGCAGCCAAAGGCGTCAACTTCACCGCCAACACTCCCGCAGCAGGTATGACCAGCCAGTTGCTGAACTGGTATGAAGAAGGTACTTGGACTCCTAGTATTGGTGGTACTGCTACTTATACAACTCAAAATGGCCGGTACACAAGGATTGGTAGAGTTGTTTATTTTGAATTTCAATTACAAATTCTTTTAATACTAACAGGATCAACAACAACAGTTACAGGGCTTCCGTTTACAGCGGCCAATAACTCTGCTTTTGGTGGGCATGCAATATATTACGCAAGTTTGGCATCAAGTATTACAACCCTTATTGGATACGTTGGAACAACCAACATTGTTTTACAGTCTTCAACAGCCGCGCAAACTTCAGTTGGGTCTAATGCAATTTTTAAAGATTCAGCAAATGTTATATTTCAAGGCTTCTATTTCGTTTAAGGAATTCTCATGTCTCTCACAAAAGCATCCTATTCAATGATTACGGCTGCGCCTATTAATGTGTACGATTATGGCGCTGTTGGTGATGGTACAACTGATGACACAGTAGCTTTGCAAGCCGCAGTCACAGCAGCAACTGGAAAGCAATTGTGGCTTGGTACTGGTGTTTTTAAAATTACTGCCACCATTAATCTCCCATCAAAAATTCGTATTACTGGTGCTACTAATAGGGCAAGAGATACGCAAATAACTGCCGCTTTTGCTGGCCCTGCGTTGAAGTTTACCGCTGGCAGCATAACACCATTAGAAATGTATCTTGAACATTTTAGTGTTCAAGGCAACTATTCAGTGTACGGTGCTGGTAACGGCATTGAGATTACTAATGGCCCATCTTTAAATATGCACTCAATGGTAGTTGCTGGGTTTGGTACAAACCAAGTAAATATTGGCACAGGTAGTTATGGTGCAATTATTCGTGATTGTTATGTTGCAGAAACTTATGGGACAGGAACTAGCAATGCAAACTTGTATTGTGCATCTGAGTTTTGTATTTTTGACAAACTTGAAGCTGATGACGCTAAATATTCTATTTATCTTGATACAGGGGCTTATGGTACGGACATTATAAATTGCACGTTAGAAGGTTCGTCTACTGCAATTATTTACATTAAAAACCAAGGAACAACAGATCGAAACCTTGTTCAAGGAAACAAACTTAATGGAACTAGAGGCGGTATCGGACTCTACACTAATAGCAATAGAACTCACTTTATTAATAATTTTGTAACTGGGGCAACATTAACAGAAGGTGTTTATGTAGACACTTTAGCGTATAACATAATAATAGATGGAAATACAATATCAAGCGCGATAAAAGGAATTTATCTTGTAAGTAGTGGTGGTGGAGTTATTACTAGCAATGATATTACTGGATCAACTGTTGCATTAAATGTTGCTGGTGGTGCTGGATATCCAACATTTCCAAATATTGTTTCAAGCAATAACATCCTATCTGCTACCGCAACTTTAATTCACAATCAAAGTGGCGGTACAAGCAACACTGTTTATATTAACAATACTTTTACAAATGGTAGCGGCGTTTATTTAGCTCCAACAATTACGTCTGGAACACCTATTATTTTAAGTCTTGTTAGCGGAAGCCAAATGCAAATGTTGTCAGGTAGCATGTACTTTCCTGCAAGTAGCTTAGTGGTCGCTGGTGGAGGCGGCACAAACATTGTGTCTGTAGGCGCTGTTGATTCGGCTGGCGTTGGTTTTAGAACGCTTCGCATTCCTAACTAAGGCAAATCATGTTTGAAAAACAAATCGTCATTGACCGCATTGAAGTGCTAAACGATCAGACTGTCGCTGCGCGCTATGTCGTAACCATCACAGAAGACGGCCTACCGTTTGCCGAACAGGTTAAAGGTAACTACATTCGACCAGGCGATGACTACAGCGCAGAGGATGCCAAGGTTCAGGCCATTTGCGCTACAGTACATACGGCTGAAGTTGTAGCGGCATACAAAGCTTTACAAGAAGTTTCTCAACCAACATAATGTTACTAGGAACACAACATGGCAACTACATACTTTATTGATGGTTCTACCCCCATAGTTGCTGCATGGCTTAACGATGTCAACGACTATGTGTATCAAGGTCGTCAACGTGGTACTGTTACAGCTACATCAGGTCAAACTGTATTCACAGTTCCTTTTACCTATACTGTAGGTGCTAAAACTCTTGATGTGTATATTAATGGTATACGACAAATCTTGACTTCTAGTTACACAGAAACAAGTACAACGTCTATTACCTTCACTGCTGGTGTTCCTGTTAATGCTGTTGTAGAGTTTGTAGGCTAATCATGTCTTACAAACCTAGATGGGACAACGGAGGTTGGAACGTCATCTGTGACGTTTGTGGTCGTCAGTTTAAAAACAGCGAACTACAAATGCGTTGGGATGGGTTAATGGTTTGTAGTGGAGACTGGGAACCCAGACAACCACAAGACTTTGTACACGGTGTAGCTGATAAACAAGCTCCTCCCTTTACTAGGCCACAACAAGCTGATACATTTGCTTTTGTTTGTACTCCAACTACTACCCAAGGTGTAGCAGACTATGGACAAGCAGATTGTGCTAGAGCAGATATAGACAATGGTGGTGCTCCTGCATGTACTCTAGAAGGATCTGAAGCAATAGCAGAACAAGCTATTACAGGATGTGCTATAGCAGGTAAACTGGCTCCTAATTTAAACGACTTTTTAATTGGATAAACTATGAGTTCTGCTTACACTGTTACTCGTGACCAAATAATTACCCTAGCTCTTCGTAAGTTAGGTGTTCTTGAGATTGGTTCTACACCTGATGCTGACACCATTAGCAATGCTTCAATGTCTTTCAATCTGCTTATTAAACAACTAAGCACAGAAGGTCTTAAGCTATGGAAAATATGTGAACTCATTATTCCTCTAACTAGCAATCAACCTACTTATACTCTAGGTGGCTCTGGGTCTGCTTTGATGTATGACAGTCTTAGCCCTACAGTAGTTATTACTGATAGACCATTAAAGGTTATCCAAGGGTTCTATCGCAATATACAGACTACTCCTTATATAGATACACCTGTGATGGTTATGTCTAAACAAGAGTACAACACACTTGGTTCTAAGTACTCTACAGGTACAGCCAACACTATTTTCTATGATCCTAGAAAACTTAATGGCATTTTGTATGTCTATCTAACACCTGACATTAACGCTCAAACTAACATTCAATTGCACATAGTTGCTCAAATGCCTTTAGATGATTTGAGTACTGCATTAGATGTCCCAGACTTTCCTAATGAGTGGATGAATTGTTTGGTGTGGAATTTAGCTGATCAGTTGTCCCTTGAGTACGGTGTTCCTATGAATGCTAGGCAAGAGATTACCCAACGAGCTGTAGCCTACAAAGCTCTGCTTGTTGATTGGGATGTTGAAGCTTCTAGCACATTCTTTCAACCTGATTTCCGTTCTTCTAGTAACAACTCTTATGGGCGGTAAACATGGCGACAGAAAGAATACCGCTTACCCAACCTATTGAAAGCAGAACAGGTAGTTTTGCTAAGGACTCCTATTCGTCTAATTGTTTCTTTGAGTCTAGGGATCAGAAACGAGAATTTGTTAAACGTCCTGGTCTTGTACGTGCCAAACAAATAGTCTCTGTTACTCCTCCTGCTTCTACACCTAGTCAAGGACTTGTAGAATTTAATGACAAGCTTATTGCTGTTATTAATAACACGGTGTATCAAGTCAATCCTAGTTCTTCGTATGCTGTTACGACTCTGGGTACTACGTCTGTATCAACTAGCCAAAGCTATTTTGTTAAGACATTTTTAGATACGTACTTGTTTTTTCACAACAAAGTAAATGGCTATTTATTAAACCAAGCTGGTTCATTTGTGTCTCTTGCTAATGACATTGTCCATGCAATTGCTATTATTAATCCGGGTAGTGCTTACAGCAGTGGTATTACTTTAACCTTTTCTTCTGGTAGTGCAGCAGCTACAGCTACTGTAACTAGTGGAAGTATTACTGCTGTTGTTATTACTAACGCTGGTTCTGGGTATGTAACTGCTCCTACTTGTACTATTGTTTTACCTGCTAATGCTACTCCTACAGGCACTGGTACTATCAGTCAATTTACAATTGTTGTGTCTAGTGCTACGGGTATCTATGTAGGTATGGGTGTAACTGGTACTGGTGTAGGTGCATCAGCTAAAGTAACTACTATTGTAGGAACAACTATAACTGTTAACGTTGCTAACTCTGGGGCTGTAAGTGGCACTATTACTTTTGCAGATAATGGTACTAGTGGTTCTTTAGTTCCTGCTTTAAATGCTTTTCCTAGTGGTCCATATGTGTCTGGGGTTGCATCTTTAGACAACTATATATTCTTGGCTACTAGTAACAATCGTATTTATAACTCAGCAGTAGGAGATCCAACTACTTGGGGAGCTTTAGATTACGTAACCTTTGAGCAAAGTACTGACAATCTTGTTGGTATTACTAAGCATTTAAACTATCTTGTAGCTTTTGGTGCTACTAGTATGCAGTTCTTTTATGATGCTGCTAATGCTACTGGTTCTCCTTTAGCTTTAGCTCCTAGCTACACTTCTGATATTGGTTGTGCTTCTGGAGATAGTATTGTTTCTACTAGTAACACAGTATTGTGGATAGGTTCTACTAAAACTAATAGTCGTTCTGTCTACATTATGGATGGAGTATCCGCTGTTAAAATATCTACGTCTTCTGTAGATAGACACTTAGAAGCTGATGATCTTAGTCAAATAGCTGCTTATTGCTATACCATTGATGGTCATAGTATGTATATTCTGACTCTTTATAGTACCCAAAAGACTTTGGTATATGATTTGAATGAGAAGATGTGGTACACATGGACTCAATACTCTATACAGTCTACGGGACAACCTAACGCAGGTACTTACCAAGAGTCTTATTTCCGTCCTTCTTTCTTTACAACTCTGAGCAACATTGCCTATGTCTTGGATGACGATACAGCAACCCTATATTACTTTGATGTAGACATCTACCAAGATAATGGACAAGCCATTTACTGTCGTACTGTTTCAGACATCATGGACAATGGAACTACTAAACGTAAGTTCTATGGAAGATTAGAGATCATTGGGGACAAAGTATCTGGTGGGACTATGCAGATACGCCACACAGGTGATGATTACAACACTTGGTCTACTTATAGGTCTGTTGACCTAAATGCTTCTAGATCAGAGGTATACCTCAGTGGTGCTGATAGACGTAGAGCTTGGGAGTTCTTGTGTACTAGTAATGTTCCTTTGCGTCTTGATGGAGCTGAAGTTGACTTTAGGATTGGTGAAATGGATCAAGAACAAGCTGTTGGTGGTGGACGTTACCGCAGATAAAGGATTAAAATGGACATACAATTTTTTGGTGGTGATGAAGAAAGCGGTAGTGTTTTTGTTGTAGAAACAAAAATAAATGCTGGTTTATTTATCAACTCCCACAAACACAGACATGCCCATACTTCTGTACTGGTATCAGGTATTGCGGATGTCACTATAGATAGCATAACTACTCGTATGACTGGTTATAACCTAATCACCATACCCAAAGATACTACCCACATGGTTGAAGCTGTTACAGATGTAATTTGGCTATGCTTGTGGGCTGGTGACGAGGTCTCACACAAAGAAGCTCAAGAAGCTTTAGAAACAGTTAAAGCTTATAACGAATTGGAGATGTAATATGCTAGCTACTATTGGTTCAGTTGTAGGAATAGCTTCTGGTCTTAACTCTATTTTTGGAGGAGGTGGTCAAGGCGGTTCTGGCTCTCAAGCTCAACAAGCCGTTGATCCCTTTACCTCTTATCGTGGTAAATTAGGACAGATGTATTCTGGTTATCTAACTGGTGGAGACCAAACAGATATTACTAAAATGCCTGGATTTAGTCAGTTTCAAAAAGGGGTAATGAACCCTGCTCTAGAAGCTTCTAAACGAACGTCTACTGCATCTGGAATGTTAAGGTCTGGTAACGAACAGATAGCCCTACAAGACATTGGTCAACGAGGCTACTATGGCTTTATGACTGACTATCTTAATCGTCTTGCTACTGGTTCTGGTGCTGGTTATGCTCCTGCTCAAGGTGGACAAGCTGGTATAGCGCAAGGTAACCTACAAGATCAAGCTCAAATGCAAGCTCTTGGTGGTATTCTTCAAAACGCTAGTTCTTTGTATAGAGGAAGTGGTAGTAGCACTAATCCTGTTCCTACTAATTTTGGAGAACTAGTTAATCCATATCAAACTAGTAGTCAATCTAGTGGTAGTGGTTTTGGTGCTGGTGGTTTTGGTTGGTACGATTAAAAGGACAAAACTATGCCATACATGATGTCCGACCTAACTGCTGGTAGCACTGCTGCTAGACAACTGCAACAAAATATAGTTGGTGCTCAATATGATTCAGCTAATTTAGCTGCGGCTGCTGAAGAAAAACAACTTCAACTACAACAAGAACGTCTTAAGCCTGAAGAAGCTCGTCTTAAACTAGATCAAGATCGTCTTAAAGCTTTGTATGCTCCCGCTAAAGCTGCTACTCAACAAGCTGAAGATACATATAAACTTCAAGAACAAATGAACAGATCAAAGAGTGCTGAAACAAAAGCACTGTTTGATGATGCTGAGTATAAAGCTGATACTGAATCCACTGGAAAACTTAAAGAGTGGATGAAAAGTGATGAAGGTATAAAAGCTACTGACATCCAACGTCTTGAAAAAGCTGCTCAATTTAAATCTGAAGTTGGCTTGACTAAGCAAGCTGCTGCGTTATACACACAAATAGAAAATATTAACACTAAGGAAATTGCTAACAAAGCTAAAGAACTTACTGCTGCTAATGAAAGTATTGCTAGTGCTCGTGCTTTAATTAAAAATGTACCTGATGAAGATGTAGCTGGCTACATAAAACGTCTACCAGACAATCTACAAAAAACTATTACCGACAGAATTGGTGTGGATAACTGGGAGAAACTTACTGGTGTACAAAAGAAAGATGTTCTTGAAACTCTCTTTCAAAATGCTAAACAACAAGTTGCTATGCAGGTTAAAGAAGTTGAAAAAGAAAAAGCAGTAGCTGTTGCTGAAGAAACTACTGCTCGTAGTAACTATAGAGCTGACAAGCAAGCTGAATCTAGGGGCAGAGGTAACGGTGGAGACAACACTAAACAAGATGCACAAAACTTTTCTAATGTAATGAAGGTTGATGAACGTCTTGAAAAGGCAAGCCTCAAAGGACTTGAAGCTTTAGACAAGAAAGTTGCTACTGCTGAAAAAGCTATGGTTGGAGAAAAAGCCAAATGGTTTAATTCAACAAACGCTGATGCTGCCTCTACTGCTTACACCCAGGCTGTAGCAGAGAGAGACAAATACGTTAAACAACAACTTGAAAAACGTATTAAGGTTGTTGAGTCTGCTCCTAATTACTCTGGAAAACAAACTTATGTAGATAGTCTTAGAGCAGAGTTATCTTTGTATGGTCCTGCTGGTGAACCTCCTCCTGCTAAAGAAGGTGCTGCTGCTCCCGTATCTGCGGCTGCTTCTCCTACACCTGTTGTAGTAGCACCTACAGTTAAATACAGAACACCAGAACAATTCGCAAAAGATACTAATGCTGATCCAAACATTTCCAAAGAAGCAAAAGCTTCTATGATTGCTCGATACACAGCAGGCTATCCAGATGCAATAGCTGCACAAAAAGCTACTAGTAACAAATACACTGTAGACAATCCTGCTAAACCTACTTCTAAAGCAGAATACGATGCTTTGCCACCGGGCAGCATCTATATTCAAGATGGTGCAACTAAACAAAAGCCTGGGGGTAAAACTGCTGAACCAGCTCCTACTTCTAAAGTTGCTGAACCTGCTGTTGCTGCTACTCCAGCAGAACCTGTAATGACAGATGCTGAAAAGCAAGCTAAAGCTGCTAAGAATCGTGAAAAGAATCTAAGTGTGTCTACTAACAAACCAGTTGAACCTGCTGTTGTTCTTAAAGATAAAGGTAATATGCGTCCCGATGGTACAGCTAAAGGTACTGGTTATTTAGGTGTGTTAAAAGCATCTGATGGTAGTGATGTTACTGAATATTCTATGTCAACAGGAGATGTCAAAGTTAAAGGAAAAGAAATTGATTTTCCAACTATTGTGCCTACACTTACAAAAGAAGAAGTTAACTTAATGCTAACTGACATTATTCCAAATAATAAACGCATACCTGATGCAATAGTTAACAAAGCAATAGACCATGCTAAGAAACGTATTAAAGAAGGTAAGAGTGTGTTTGCAAATACAGAAGATTATAAAAAAGAAAAATCTACAGCAGAAACATTGCGTGAATTAGCTGACATGAAACAAAAAGGTGATGCACTTAAAAAGGCAAATGATAAAAAAGAAAAAGACTTAAAAGAAACAGAAAAAAGAATAGCTAAATTAAAACAACTAGCAGGAGAATAATATGGCTGATTGGGGACAAGACGATGCAGTTATAGCTCCAGCTAAACCAACTACACCTAAAGAATCTTGGGGTCAAGATGATGCGGTTATAAAAGTAGATGTACGTGGCTTTGGTGACAAAGAATCTGGCAAACCTAGTTCTAGTATTTTTGGAGATAAGGTTAGTACTCAAACTTTAAGTGATCTTGTAACAGGTGAACAAGCTCCCAAGACTACTGGTCTTGGTACATTTGCTAGAGAAGCTGCATTAGCTTTTCCTGCTACCGCTGTTGGTGTAAGTGTTGGTAGTAGTGTAGCTACTGCTACTGCTCCATTTGGTCCTTACGTTGCTATTCCTGCAACCATTGTTGCTGGTGGTGCTGCTGGATTTGCTGCTAACTATCTTGAAGAAGAGGGTTTGACTGCTTTAGAAGAGTCAAGTCCTTTAGCTAAAAAATACATGTCAATGTTAAACGTTGATAAAGCTACTCGTGATGCTGGTCGTAAACAAAACGAATACTCTGCATTAGCTGGTCAACTTGCTAGTGCTGGTCCTTTTGTATCTACTAAGACTGCTTCTACAGCCCTTAGTAGAAGTCTTGCTGAACGTGGTTTCTCAGGTACTATTCAAGCTGGTGTGGGTGCTGGTCAACGTGCTGCTACAGGTGAAGACCAAGACTTAGGTAAAACTCTTTTAGAGTTTGGTGGTGGTGCTTTATTACCTGGCAAATTAACTACTCTTGGTGAAAAGACTGTACCTCCAAAATTTAGAGCTAAAGAAGTTCCAATAACTCCACCTCCTCCTGGTGCTACTCCCGAACAAGTTGAAGCTTTTAAAGCTAGGGTTAAAAAAGAACAAGACAGACGTAAAGTTGATAATGAACGTTTTAAACCTTTAAATTCTACAGCCGTATTAAAAGATGGCAGTAAAACATTTATAGAAACAGAAGCTTCTCCTAATGCTTTTTCAACCATAGGTCGAATGGAACATGGAGAACCAATATCTTTAATAGCAAAAAATGAAGCTGGAGAAGAAATTGGAAGATTAACTTATATGCCTGACGGTGGACCTATAGATGTTTTTGTAAGAGAACAAAATAGACGTAAAGGTGTAGCTAATGCTTTGTATGACGCGCACGAAGCTGCTGGTGGAAAACTTCCTCCTGTAGAAAGTGGGATGATCATATCTAACGATGCTCGTGCTCTTCGTGCTTCTAGAGAAGCAAAAGCTGCGGAAGCTGCTAAAGGACGTCCATCTGATTTAGCTTACCCAAATAGTGATACATACCCTATTAATAACGACCAAATATCTTTACTAAAAGATAATCCTTGGGGCAAAACAATTCTTGACAAAGTTACTGCTGCTGGCAAATCTGTAGAAGACTTTAATGCTTGGTTAGTAAACACTCTTAAAAGCACAAGACAAGTTTTATTTGATGAAAAACATACTGAGGTTCCTAAAGAATTGTGGAACCAAATGAATAAACTTTCTCCAGAAGAGTGGTCTAAAAAACGAGGGTATTCTAAAGAAGAGATTGACAATTGGAACAAAAATCAAAAAGATGTTCAACAAGGTGTTGATAAGTTTGGTTTAAATTATGACGATATAGCTGGTCTAGTTAATGACCCTAAGGATCATCCAGATTATGGAACAATGTGGGAAAAAAACACACATCCAAAGCAAATAAACCTTGCCGCTAAAAAATCTCCCGAGATAATAAGTTCAACAGGTGAGATCATTACTGATCGTACTAAAACTTCTCCTCGTGACGTTAAAGACGACAAAGAATTTTTAAGCATAGCTACAGACATCTATGAAAAGCATGGTGAAGTAGAAGCTGTTGAGTTTTTTAAAGGTTGGGAAGAATTTAAAAAGACTTGGCCTGAACCTGTCAAACAAGTTGAAGAATTTGTAGGCACTAACCTTAATAACAAATTAGCTAACGAACGTATTGTTCATAACAATACTGCTGACTTAAAAAAGTTGGCTGGTAAAGACGTTGACCTTGAGAAGCTTAGCTTTGACATTGACAGCGGTGTTCCTCTAGAAGGTAAAGCTAAAGACATTGCAGATAGGTTCAGAACCCTAATGGATGACCTTGGTCAACAAGCTTTAGAAAGTGGTGTCATTAAAGGTTGGCATGAGAACTACGTAGCTCGTAATGTTGTGTCAGAGGGTAATGCTCCAAAGGGTGCTCTTGAAGAGTTCATGCGAGATGCTTTTGGTTATGGAGACAAAGCATCTGGTGGTGGTACTAAGACAACTACTAAGTATGGTCAAGAGCGTAGACTTAAAACTCGTGAAGACCTCACCAATCATATTAATGGTATCAATACTTGGTTAGAACAAAATGGTAAAGACTACCGTTTTAAACTCAAAACAAATGACCTTGCAGAAATCTATAAAGACTACGCCCTGTCTGTTGAAAAAGCTATTGAGAACAAGAATCTAATAGACAACATTAAACAAATTAGAAATGCAAATGGCGAGTCATTGATTCGTCCTATTACTAAAGAAGATCCTCGTCCTTACAACTGGGAAACTATTGAACATGCAGATTTAGATGGCTATGCTATTCACCCTGATCTTGTTCCAGCTTTAAAGTTTGTATTTGATTCCGGTCCTGGTATGACTATGGAAGCTTTGGGAACTGTCTCCCAAGCTGTTAAACGTATTAACGTTATTGGTTCTTTCTTCCATGCCAAGTCCTTGATGGAAGTTTTGTCTAGTGCCAAGATTCCATTGTGGACTCCTCTTAAAGAAGCTATTGTTCTTCCTTTGGTTGAGAAGGGTGTTAAGGCTGTTACTGGTAAAGATCTTCAGTTGTCTGCTATCACTAAAGCTGTTGAACAATATAAAAAAGGTGGCTTAGGTGAGAACGTAGACAGGTGGATACGAGAAGATGGTTTGCAATTAGAAGTTCCTGAAGATGTTTCTAGAGGTATGTTGAGTTCTATAGGTAAATTTGGGGACACAATGATTGGCAAGTACGGACCTAAGACTCGTGTACTTGAGAAGTCTATGTCTACTGTTGAAAAATATACCCTGGGTATCTTTGATAAATACACTTGGGATTATTTGCACACTGGTGGCAAAATAATGGTTGCTGATTCTTACTTAGAAAAAGCTAGATTACAAGCTGCTAAAGAGGGTAAACCCTTTGATGAATCTGCTTCTCGTAAAGAGATTGCTCAGTTTGTTAATGACAGCTTTGGTGGTTTAAATTGGTTTGATGCTGCTAGACGTACTGAAGGTGAGTTTGCTAAGCGTATGGCTATGGCTGCTTATAGTCCTGAAGGTCGTAGAGCAATGCAAGTTCTTTTGTTTGCTCCTGATTGGACTACTTCTACTATTCGTGCTTTTACTGCTGCTTTACCTAAGTCTTTAAATCCTACTAAGTTGCAACCTATAGAGGGTATCAAGGGCATGATAAACCCTACAACTAAGGTTGACTATGCTAGGTTGTATCAATTCAAAACAGCAGTGTTGTATTTGACTCTGCTAAACGTTATTAATAACATGACTGCTGGTAGAGATATTTGGGATAACAAAGATCCAACTCGTATTGAATGGCCTGATGGTACATCCATGCAAGCTATGAAACACGCTATGGAACCTTACCACTGGATTGCTGCACCAGATAAAACCTTAGCTAATAAGCTAGGGTTTATACCTAAAGCTACTGTTATTGCTATTGCTGGTACTGAGTATGCCAGTCCTAATGCTCCCAAACTAGTTGACATGGGTGCTACTGGTAGACTTAAAGCTATTGGTCAATCAGCATTGCCTTTCCAAATACAAGCTGGTATTGGTGCTCCTGAAGGAGAAGGAGTTAAAAGGGCTGTGTTGGGTACAGCAGGTTTCCCTGTTTATGGATCTACTCCAGAACAACGGAAACAAAAGAAAAAAGAACGAGAAACACAACTCAAAGCTAATGCTGCTGCGTACCATAAAAAAGCTAAAGAAAAAGGTTGGGAGCAATAAGCTATGGCTACCAAAATTACTATCCCTATTCCTCAAGATGAGATTAAGGAAAGCTTTGTCTGGAGAGATTGGTTTCAAAAGCTTAGCAATAAAGTCTATGGGAGTATGGCAGAGCAGGATGCTAGTGCTGTAGATGTTACTGGGGGAACTTTAGACGGAACAACTATAGGTGCTATCACTCCGTCTACAGGACACTTCACAACTGTACAAATAGACACACCATTACCTACTGCTTCTGGTGGTACTAATAACAATGCAACTCCTACCGCTGGTGCTGTTGCTTATGGTACTGGTACTGCGTATGCTTTTACTGGTATTGGTACTGTTGGTCAAGTGTTGACTAGTGCTGGCGCTAGTGTTCCTACGTGGTCAACTCCTACAACAGGTACAGTAACTAGCGTTAGTTTTACTGGCGGCATTATTACTGTTGCTACAGCTAGCACTACACCCGCTTTAACAATAGCTGGAACATCTGGTGGCATACCTTATTTTTCAAGTGGCACAACTTGGGCATCTTCTGCTGCATTAACTCAATATGGTGTGGTTTATGGTGGTGGTGCAGGTGCTACACCTGTTGCTACAGCGGCTGGAACTACAGGTCAAGTATTAACAGCAACTACTGGAGCTGCACCAACATGGGCTGCACCTGCTACAAACGGTACTGTTACTACTGTATCAGTAGTGTCTGCTAATGGATTTACAGGTACTGTTGCAACTGCTACAACTACTCCTGCAATTACTCTAACTACTAGTATTACAGGCATTCTTAAAGGCAATGGCACAGCTATCTCTGCTGCTGTTGCCAACACTGATTACATTGCTCCGTCTGCTGTGGTTACCAAGACCGCTGACTTTACTTTAGCAGCTACAGAAAACTGGGTTATTAATAACAAACCAACTACTACTTGTACTGTAACTTTACCTGCTGCTTCATCATGGACAGGAAGATCTGTTTATTTTAAGAATCTACAAGCTCAAACATTAGTGTCAGCTTCTAGTAATGTTGTACCAATTGATAGCACAACTGCTGGCACAGCTATTCTTTTGGGTGTTGTTGGTAATTGGGCTACGTTAGTTTCTGATGGAACTGATTGGGTAATTATGCAATCTGCACCTAACAATATTTTGTTGTTGGAATAATGGAGTAATAATGAATGATGTTGAAATGTTAATTACAGAAACCGATAAACGACTTAGTGTTCATGAGGCTATCTGTGTTCAGAGATATGAAGGCATTCAATCTCGATTTGATAGTGGCGATAAACGCATGACTAAAATTGAATATTTGCTATATGCAGTTATTCTTTGTGTGTTGTTTGGTCCAGGTGTTGCTGCTGAGTTTGTTAAAAAACTTCTTGGAGTCTAAAAAATTGATCCCATCAGTTTGTGTTTACTTGCAGCGGGACTGGTTAAAAACATCCAGTCTGGTTGTGAGCTATACAAACAAGCAAAAGAGTCTTTTGTTCAAGTCAAAAAGACTGCTGAAGATGTTGCTGGAATATATAAAGAAGTTACTGGTTTTTGGAGTAACTTTAGTAACTTTTTTAAACCAAAGGAAAAACATGAACAACCTACTGCAAAACCTAAAAAGCAAACTTATGTCTCTGTGGATGAAACTCAAGTCAAAATTGACATCGTTCAAAACTTAACAGAGTTTTTTAAGCTTCAAGAGCAATTAGCTGCTCACATTAGGGAAGAAGAAGAAAAGTCTAAGACTGTTTATGACCCTAATCAGAATCACATGGAGGCAGCTCTTAAACGAGTAATGGCTCAACAACAGATGGCTGATTTGGAAGTACAGATCAGGGAGTGTATGGTGTATCAAAGTCCTCCAGAGATGGGTGCTTTATACAGTTCTGTACACAGTATGAGAGAAATAATTCAAGAGGAACAAGAACAGGCTAGGCTAGTTGAAGAAGCAAAGAATAGGTATAAGCTATGGCTACGAAGGGAAAACCAAAGAAACTTCCAAGCAAAGTCAGCGTACCTAGTAGGGACTTTGATCGTTATCGTATACCTGTGGGGGTGGTTTCTTCTAGTGAGGAAATTAGGGAGGACATAGTGGGATGGATTGCTGCTTGTGTTTTGATTGCTGTTTTACTTCCTTTGTTAGGATTGTTGTACTCTGACATTTTAGAGGTCAAACAAGAATCAAAAGCTCAGATTGAAAAAATTGAGAAACTAAGACGTCAAATTGAAAGTCAACAAAGGGAGAAAAGCAAATGAACATTTACTATATTTGGGGCTTGTCAATCCTGTTGGTGTTGCTGACAGGCTGTGAAGACCGTTTTCGATATAGCTGCCAAGATCCAAAGAACTGGCAAAATGCTGAGTGTAAGCCGCCTATCTGTACTGCTACAGGCACTTGCCCTGAAATGTTAGTTAAACCTGAACAGGAGAAAAAGTAATGCCTACAGTCGTAATGAATAAATCTTCTCGCATGACCGCTGACGATATTGAAGCTAGGGTATGGGCGTTTGTAATTATTTGTTTGATGCTAATTCTTCTTGGCTCGGTAGCCATGTTTCTCTACGCTTTGACCTATGTCACTCAGCCTATGGCTGGTATGGCTCCCATTGACAAGGTATATACCCAACAGATTAGTACCATAATGGTGTTTATCACGGGTGTTCTTGGTGGTGTGGCTGGTAGGTCTGGTGTTAAAGCTATAGCTACTGCAACAGCAAAGGTAGAGGCTGTTGACAATGACGAACCCCCAAAGCCATGAGTTTATTTAATCCCTGGGTGCTTTTAGGCATTGTCTTATTTGTTACTAGTAGCTTTTTAGGAGGTTATTACAAGGGCAGTGAAGACGAAGTCTTAAAACAACAAGCTGAAATTGCTAAGCTCAATGAAGAGTCTAGACAAAAAGAACAGGCACTAGCTTCTGCTGTAAATGCCCAGGCAAATCAACTAATGAAAGCAAATCAAAATGCAAAACTCCTTCAACAAAAGCGTATTGCTGATATTGACAGTGGTGCTCTCAAGTTGCGGATCGCTGTCAAAGCCTCCGAGTGTTCCGTACACACCTCCTCAGATACCACCACTACCAGCGGAAGTAACTCAGGAACAACATCAGCCGAACTTGACGGAGAGACTTCTAAAGCTCTTATCGCCATCACAGACGAAGGAGATGCAGCCATCAGAAAACTTGCGACCTGTGTCTCCCTCTATAACGAAGCCCTCCAAACCTTGAAAGTTAAACCATGAACTTATCTGCCAACTTCACCCTAAAAGAATTGACCAAATCTGACACTGCCACTCGCTTGGGTCTGGATAACACACCTGATGAAGCAACCATTGAGAACCTCAAAGCATTGTGTGAGAACGTCCTACAACCTGTTAGAGAGCATTTTGGTAAATCTGTTACCGTGAACTCAGGCTATCGTAGCCCTGAATCTAATGCAGCAGTTGGTGGATCAAAGACCTCAGACCATTGCAAAGGTCAGGCTGCTGACATTGAGATTGCTGGAATTGCTAATGCTGATCTTGCACAGTGGATCATGGACAATCTTGACTACACACAACTTATTCTAGAGTTTTACACACAGGGTATACCCGATAGTGGATGGGTTCATGTGTCGTATGATCCTAACAACTTGAAGAACCAAGAGTTGACTGCCGTCAAGGTTGCGGGAAAGACTCAGTATTTAAACGGTTTACACGCTTAATCTGTGTCATCGTAGAGAGCAGCAAGCATATAGACAACCCACAAACAGATGCCTATACCAATTGCTGCTCCTAATAACAAAATAAAAAATATCATATTGCCTCCTTTTTGTATTTACCTGACCAGTCGTAAGGACCACGGGAGTCTTGTGCTCCCATCTTTTTAAATAGCGTTAGCATTGTTTTGTAGGGTATATCAAACCTATTGGCTATTTCTTTCTTTGTTAATCCTTCATTCCACAAAGACATAGCTCTTTTCATATCTACTTGAGGTAGCTTTCTACCTGAATTTAATCTAGCACCACCTTTCTTAGCGTGTTCTTCATCTGTGTACTTTTTCCAATTAAATGCGTTCACGACAGTCATGTGATTCTCCTGCTGTTTTTGTTGTAAATATCATGTTGCATTTGGTGCAACGCCACATTGTTCCTTGTTGAACAACTGTTTGTCGATTACCGTGTAATCCACGCAGTTTTCCTACGAATGTTCTGATTACTTCAATCATTTGTACACCGCCACCACTTCACCGCCAAAACTCTTTTGAATCTCTCTAGCTGGCTGCTCTGTCCAAAAAAACTTTGGTTCGTGTTTGTCTTTTGTCCAGACGTATCCGTATAGTTTCATGTGTTTTCCTTGCGCTGTGGTGGGTGGGTGTAGAGTTTTGTGCCAATCGGCAATGCAGGTTCGTGCCACCAAGACATTGTTACGTCTGGGTCTCCTGTTTCACTTGTAACTGTCGCCACAGGCTCTTGCTTTTGTGCCAAGGCTTCTTTGATGGCGGCAATGGCTTTGTACATCTTTTCTGCTGATGCGTTGAACTCATCATTGCTTGTCCAATCAATAGACAGTTCATTTTCCAACGCCTCAAGTGCCAGTTTTAATGCTGCTTCTTGTGTCATGCGTAGTCTCCTTCCTGTGTGTGTTCTGTCAAGCGCTGCTCAAGCCGCTTGATGCGCCGTTCGTTGTACTGCACAATAGACACGGCATACTCAACCGCAGCTTCTGCTTCCAGTTTTTTTATATGGGCTTCTCTAAGTTCTTTGGCGATAATTTCTCTGATCGTTCTGATTCGGGTGATCTCACGAATGAACTTGCTAGTTGTTTCTTTGAAACTCATGTTATTCCTTGTTATTAGGAACTTCTGACAACAAACCTTTGGATGCCCACTTTTTATGATCCTCACTACCAGGTCGTACAGGTTGTGTATTGTCTCCATCTCCAAGTCTGTACGTACCTTTATTAAAGGTGCTTTGTTGGGGTGTAGCAGGTCTTGCTAAAGACGCTAAGGTTATGTCTGCAATTTGTTTCCAACGTTCTTGCATATCGTGTGTTTCTTTAAGATTGTGTTCTTGGAATATCTTCATATGTGCCTCATGATGTAGTCTTGCCAATGTGTTGTGTCTGAGAAAGTACAAGCATCTAACCCATTCTTAGCTGCCCAGTCAAGGTAAGTGGTTTTACTCTTCTTGGTTATGCCTTGGTTGCGTTGCAACACGTAAAGAATAGTGATGTCTGGATGCTGTTCTTTGATAAGTGCAGCTTTCTTTCTGTCAGAACTTACCCATAAACCTTTGGTTTCTATGTAAACGTTCTTAGTAACAGTGAAGTCTGGTGTGTAGGAGTGGTTGCTTGCCGGGATTACGTACTTGATCTTGTCTTGTTCGTAACCTAGCTTCCATCCCTTTGTTTCGCAAGCAGCTTGAAACTTAGTTTCTAAGCCGCTGCGATACCCCGCAGGGTTATGTCGTTTAGGTCTAGACATCAACCAATAAACCGTTCTGTAACCTTATCAATCTCTTGTTCGTACTCATTGATGATGTCACACAGTCCTTTGATGTAAGCCTCTAACATACCTACTCTAAAAGCTAATCGGTCTTCAGCTACGCCATCTCGGTACATAGTCTCAGAGGCTTGTCTTGCATTGTCAATAAAAGTTTGGTGGTTTTTCATTGTGAGTGGACCCGTTTCCATTTGGCTACTGCTTCTTCTCTTGTCTTCTCGTCAGACAAAAACTCTGTCAAGATAAACACAAGTTGTCTTTTTTGTTGGTGTTCTATGTAGCCTAAGACAGTTGCTACAACTGCCCAGACTATTAAAAACAAATTTGCAATACTAATTTCCATTTTGTTGTTCCTTTGTAGGTGGTTCCCACATATCGTTTGGTTTCTGCCATATGTACAACAGTTTCATGTTGAGGTGGAAGCGTTCATCATCGTTATAGAGTTCACGGCATTTGTCATACCACTCTTCAGGCAGAAGCTTTGCTAAAGCTTGTTCTGCTTTTACTGGGCCAATGCCAGCTACACCAATGATGTTGTCGCTCCTGTCACCTATGAGACTCTGTAGATACAGGTGTTTTAAACCCTGATCCAGATCCACAACCTTGTGTTCTTTCTTTACAAAGTTGTAGTGTCTACCAGGTATCTGTAACAGGTCTTTGTCAATAGAACAAATAACCGTACTCATGGTTTCTTTGTCCTGCTGCACACCCATCTCATCATCTGCTTCAAACCCATCACATATTTGTGCTTTGTGTTGTGTTACTAGGAACTCTCGCACAGCTTGCCAATGGGCAGGTCTTGAGTCAGGACGGTTAGCTTTGTAGCTAGGAGCAAGCTCCCTTCTAAAGTTAGCCGTACCTGTCAGATACACGTTGTAAGACGTAGCACCTGTATCAGCAAGAATATCTTGAATCATTTGGTCAGCTCTTGCTAGGGCTACCCATTGTTCTTCTTTCTCTGCTGATGCAGCTCCACGGTACACAACTATGTCTCCATCAATGAGTGCTTTCACTTGATGTCCTTACACAAGTAAGCAACTGTTTGGGAGTAAGACATTACAAAACCCAACTCAACAGCGTACCTGTTCCTAATAACATCAAGTTTTTCGTACACTTCTTTTTCTAAACCCACTGCTTTGTATATCTTTTTTGTAGGTACGTGTTGTGGTGTACTCTCAACTTTTTTAGGACGACCTGGTTTACGTTTGTGCATTGTGATGTTCATTTGTTTTTCTCAAAAAAAAAGTGAGAGCTTTTTACGGCTCTCACAAAGGTTTACGGCAACTGCTCAGCAGTAGTTTCTTCCATTGCTTCTTGCATGTCAATATCCCCTGCTGTATAAGCTTCAAACTTACGAGCAAGAGTGACTACGAGATCAAGAGTAGAAAGTTCCAACTCAAAGGGTTTACCCCCACGAGCTGCAATGTAGAGGTCTGTGGCACGAGCTAAGGCGTTCTGACGAACGATAGCCCGGTCACCATGTAGAGCAGGTATTGGGAATACCTTCTCTTTGTAGCCACTGTAGGCGGCTTTGGGAGCCGCTACAGCGGGTGCTGTTGTTGCCCCTGACGGGGTAGGTGCTGCGTCTGCTTTGCGGAGAATGTTGACGCTTTTAGTCTCCACTCCGTAAGTACCAGTTACACCATCAAACTCAACCTCATAACCAACTGCAACATTGGGGTTCTTAAACCCACATTTGATCCAAGTACCACCCACTTTCATTGAGAAGGTTGGTTTTGTACCAAACTTGGTGCTTACGTCTTTTGTAGAAACTGCTTCTACGATACCTGTCTGCATTGTCATTTCAAAGTTCTTTCATATCAAACCAATTTTTACCAACTGATGCTCCTGCATTGAGCTTGAGAGCCAGTGGTATCTTGAATGTTTCTTCAAAGTACATGTGGGTACATTTAAGAATTGTTGTAATCTCCGTAATAAAAGCGTCTGACGAATCAGACATGACATCGAACATTAGAGAGTCATGAACGGTGTTAACCATCTTCACATCATCTCTGCCTATTAGCTGCCTAAAGATAACTCCCAACATCATTGGGACAATATCTCCAGTAGCTAAACCTTGAACAGGATAGTTTTTAAACTCCGTTGGACTGAAGTTGTAGGTTCTTGTAGACCATGTATCCTCGTTGTAATACTCTGAAAAACAAAACTTCCTGCCTGTCTCAGTCTGATGTGCGTAGGTTCTGAACTTCTCCCTAAATCCATCTTCATTGAGATCGTTTGTAGCTTTAGATTCAACCATTGCTGCAAACTCTGTGTGCCATTTACCTACTTCTTTGTAACGACCATAGAACACATCTACAAACTTCTTAGCTTCATCTAAGGTACAACCTGCTTGTTTGCTAATAGCTTTAGCGCCAGCACCGTAGATCAACTGAAACGTTCTAGACTTGAATGGTTTACGTTCTTCTTTGGTTGGCATCCTGCCAAACATGTCTTTGTACAAAGCGCTGTGAATGTCAACGCCACTGCTAATGTCTGCTATGAGCTGTTTGTCCTTAGTAACATGAGCAAGAGCCACAACCTCCAATTGATTAAAATCCACTTCAATAATTACCCCTTTACTAAATAAATTATATCTTGAATTAAAAATTTGTTTAATAGGGTTATTACTAATATTTTGTAAATTAGGATTTGTTGAAGACAATCTACCTGTGACTGTTGCTGTGTGGTTTAGTTTGCCGTGAATAAAGTCACCGATGATGTGTTTGCTTAAGCCTTGCACATACGTTGAGAGTTGTTTTGCTAGCTCTCTGTACTTGAGCAGACCATTGATGATTGCAATTGCTTTAGCATCAAACGTGTGCTTCAACATGTCGTTGAGTACTGAGTCGTCAACTGATATTTGTCCTGTCTTTGCAGACACTTTCTCTGGGTCTGGTACGTAGTTGATGAACGGTTTGATGACCACTGTCTTCTCTACAAGCTTGAACTTGGCATTGCCATTCTTGTAAACACCTACTTCTTCTTTGACTTTAATTCTTTTCTTACCACCAAAGAAAAACTGTGACCATTGCTTAGGGCTGTTGATGTCTTCTACATAACCTGCTGCCAATGCTTCAAGATTGAGTTTGACATCTACAAAGTTGTCTACAACTTCAACTGTGTACTCGTCCAATCTTGCTCTATCAACGTGTAGTCCGTTGAACTGCATCTCTGTGGTTGCATGAAGTGCTTCCATCTGAGTCTCAATCAACATGAGTTGACCTGCTGCTACAGCACGTTTGTACTGTGCTTGAGCAATGGCTTTGGTATTAATAACATCTTGTTCCAGGTAAGGAATCAGTTCCTCTGGGGGAATCTTTTCAGAGCCTAGTCCTGCTTGGAAATACTTCTTAATGGTATCGTCTTTAAGAGGCAAACCATATTTAACAGACAACTCATCTAAGCTAGAAAACTTGGTGCGTTGTCCTGACAGGATGTACTCTGCTAGTTGTGTGTCCCAGATCTTGTGTGTTTGTAGTTTGTACTTTAAGGCTGTGCTTTCTTTGTACAGATACATCAGATCAAAAGAAATGTTATGCCCGCAAAGAATGGTCTCTTTATCAAGAGTGTTTATGTAAAGATCAAACGTATCACAATCATATGTAGTGTGTGGTGATTTTAGACACATACCATAAGCTACGACTTTGTTGTCAGGGTGCATAGGATGAGCTAGTCCTATATCTTCGTTGCCGTTGAGTGTTGTCTCAACGTCAATAGCTGCAAAAATGGGCATGGTCATGGTTTTCCATACGCCTTTCCATAAAGAATTGATTGAAACACAGTGATCCTGTGCTGCTTGTCTAATACGTTTAGGGACTTGCACACATGAGTTGCAAGCATAAACTTATCGTAAAACTCCTTTTCATCTGTGATGATTAGATTGATTTCTCCCTGTCTTAAAGAATGAAACGCAGCTCCTGTGTAAGAGCCTGTGTCTTTAAAACCTGATCTGTTGCATCTTCTTACAAAAGTACCTAACCTATCTGTAAGAATTAAAACGTCTTCGTCTGTGTCTGTAGGAGCTGGTACACAAGTTACTCTGCTGCCTACATACGCCATCAGAAGAACATTCTCTTCAAACAATGTAAACAGTTCCATTTGCACTGTTGCTTCATCAATTGCTGCTTTGTACGTAGGACTTGTCATGCTTCCTCCTTTTGGGTCTGTCCAACCAAATGAATAACGTTCACTCATACCTTGCACGGATAGGATCAATAGTTACAAGAAACTGTCCGTGACGTTCTGATTCCATGTGTTTGGGACCTCCACCTGGGAGTTTGTTCTTAGGAACATTGATTGTGCGGATCATTTCTTCCTCTGGACTCTTGGGTTCTTTGTACTTGCCAATAGTGATTACTACGTCAGCTTCACCTGGTTTGTCAGTCTTAGAGCCACGCAGAGCATCTAAACCAATAAACGGAGGGTCTTTCATATCCACTGCTGTAGCAGACAACTGTGATGCAGCAATAACTGGACCATAGTTTCTAGCAAGTTCCCTAGCCCATTTGTATATCTTGCCAAGCTTGATGTCTTCTCTGTCGTCAGACTTGTTGAAGCCATCTACTTTGTCAAGCTGGTCAAACACAATCAAGCCGGGGTTAACCTCACGAAACAATGTCTCAAGATCACGAACGTGGTTCATGTCTTTAGTAACACGTATCTTGTCTTTGTTACCACCCATCAAAGCTGTGTAGTCAGTCATAGCTGTCTTAGAGTCAGCAATGATTGTTTTAGATTCTTTACCAAGTGCAGCTTGAACAATCCTAAAGAACACAACAGAAGATTCTTCTTCGTTGTTGACCCATACAACAGGTCTGTCTTTGGGTAGTTGTTGTGCTAGATAACTAATCTCACTAGCTAAGAACGTTGTCTTACCTACTTCGACTCGTGCAGCAACGATAACAAAGTTACCAGTACGTAGAGGACCCAAACTGCGGTTAAGCACATCCAAACGCCATTCGTATCCTGAACTACTAATACGATCAGCAATAACAGACAAATCAGCAGAAACAAACAACTCATCTTTTTCAATGTATCTCTCCACATCTTTAAGAGCATTAGTGGCTAGGATGTGAACGTGTTCAAGGTCGCTAGAACCTTCTTTCACTTTCTCACATTCCTCCATGATCTGAGCAAGATAGTCCAACTCTATAAGAGTCTTGATTACTTCCTCGTGTGCATGGTGTGGTACAAATGTTCTTGCTTTTGTTATGGTCATGCGAAGCTTGACGATTGAGTCGTCAGTCAGTCGCTTACTTTGATCTGCTATTAGGAACGCAGAGAAAGATTCCCAATTGAACTCCGTTACACCTGGGAATGTTTTATAGTATTTGTCCATACCATCAAGAATGATGTTGGTTTCTTTAACCACTACATGCGGTTTGATGTACCGTCTGTACTTGGTTAGGTTCTCTTTGCTTTGACTACAAAGATAGAGAACGTCATAGTCCATTGTGTTTTTCTCGCAGTGCTTTGATTTGATCGTCCCAACGCAAGCCGTGCATATGTTTCCATTTCTCTAGCTTGTCAAGTATGAGTCTGCTGCTGTCTTTAAACAAACGATGATTCAGCGCAACGCAAGCCACTGTTTCCATGTCAACAGCATGAGAGCGAACTTCTTCAGCGCCACGTTTCATACCATTGATTGCAGACAAGACAATGCTTTGCATCATCACTGGGTCTTTGGAACGATGTGCGACTTCAAGCAAAAACTTTTGGTCCTCAATATTCATTTGTGTCCTTTAAATGAGTGTGTCGTACAGCTCTGCTGGTGTACATTGTTTGGGTTCTTTATCTATGCCAAGCACGATAATCTTTGTTGTTGATGGTAGGAAATGGTTTAGTTTCTTGTATGCCTTTGTTGCTCCTTGTACACCTGCTTCATCGGGATCAAGCCAAATAAGCACGTACTCAAAGTTGAGGTCGTGTATTTGTCTTAGCGTTTTATCTGACAGCGCTGTTCTTAGTAACGCTACAGAGCTATGACTTGTGTCGTGGTTAACTCTGTACGCACTGAGGTAGTCTTCAGTTATGACTAGCGTCCTACTGAAGTAATGAAACCAAGCTGCATCTCCTTTGGAGCTGCTGCTGGTGTAGTGTGTTGTGTACTTGGGTGTTGCGTTAGGTGCTAGATTGCGTACCTGCCAGCCTATCGGCTGTTGTTCTGGGTTGTGTAGTGTGAGAGCTACTTTGTGCCGTTCACCTGCTACGCCATTAAATATGTTTTTTGTTGGATCACAGTAGTGACTGTGCAGCCACAGCTTACCTTCAACAGCAAGAGAAGCTATGACAGGCTTAGTGCTACTAGTAACAGATGCTGTAGGTTTGTTGATCCAGGTAGACAATCGACTATCGTCATCTGAAGCAAACCCTGATTGGTTGCAGTGATGACAATAGGCTACCAACCCTCGGTCTGTACGTTTGATGTACAGCCTACGTTTGTTGTCTACACCTGCTTCACACTCCGTGTGATTGATGTGTATCTGCTGTCCTACTACGGACGGAGCATTGTCAAGGATTAGTTTGCGGTTGATCATATTTTTAAAGCCCAAAATACATAGCCCTCCCTTGAAGGAAGGCTATATGGTTTTGTAGTTTTAGATTTCTTTGTTACCGTAAATCTTGGTAAACAACTCATCAGCAACCTTACGCTGTGTGTCGTTCAACTTGTTCAGGTAAACAAGACTGAAAGCTGCTCTCAAGGACATTCCAAAAGAAACCTTGTTGCAGATGCTGAACAATGATCGTGGAGACATTGTTAGATTGAATTGGCTAGCTTTGTAGCCATTGCGGATCAGATTAGCCAGTTTGACAAGCTCTTTAGCTGTTTTAGTTGTGATTGTTGTAGGCCATCTGTTAGTCAACATCTTTTCTTCAATAGAAGCTTCAAGATAATCAACGTAGATAGCAGTGCCAAACCGATCAAGAGTTGCAGAGTTCTGAACGTTAGTACCAGCATGTGCTCCAGTCTCGTCACCTTGGCCTTGTGTGTTGCCAATAGCTACGATCCTAAAATGCTCGTGAGGGACAATTTGTTTGTCTTTGGTACTTCCGGGCATCTCCTTCAAGAAAAGCTTGCCTTCGTCCTCTAAAAGCCATTGCAGACCCATAGAAATCTCTGGAGGAGTTACGTCCCACTCATCCCAAGCAAACACAGCACCATAACGTACAGCTTCTGTTACAGCACCATCCACCCAGATTGTTGAACCCTCCTTAGCTGTCAACTGACCAAAGATCATTGAGGTATCCATGTCCCCAGTACAATTAACCCGAACGAAAGGGCGACCAGTACGAGCACAAAGCTGCTCAATAAGACTAGATTTACCAGCCCCCGTAGGCCCGTAACAGAGTACTCTTTCATTTAATTCCCATGCTCTAAGAACGTTTGCAGCCAAGTCTTTGTCAATGACGTAGGCAGGATTGATACTAGGAACAAATGAGGCTATACGTTCATCCCAAGGATAATCCGTAGCCATGTGTTTGAACATAGTGACACCGAAGTCTTCTCTATCAACAATCCAAAGCTCTTTGAACAAATCTGAGAAATAGATTTGACTTGGTTTGAGTTCAGGGCGTGTTCTGACAGGGCCTTCTGGTGTTTCAGCCACATAAGTATCAGAAGCTATGTCGTATGTTGTTGTCTCTGTTGTTGAGACTCTACGTTTTTCCATTGCTTCTTTGATCTTGGTTTTAACAAGGTCTTCAACTTTTGTTGTGGTTTTGACTTCTGGGTCAGACATTGATGATCTTCCTTTCTATGAGTTCTAACAACTTGCTTGGTATTTCTTCTGGTTTGTTGACTATGCTGTGTGATTGGTAGTAACCCTGTACTGAGCTGCTACACAAACCCAAACCATAAATGTCAACTGACTTTGCTTTCTCTATTTCTTTGATTACTGTGTCTGTGAATTTGCCTATTCCAAAAGAACTTTTAGAAGCTGCTGGACTGCCATCAGACATGACAATTAGCAATTTCTTTTTCTCTTTACGTTTAATAAGTCGATCATGCGCCCAAAGAATATTTTCGCCATCAGGGTTTCCAGTCATATGGGAACTACTTAATTCAAAATATTTCTTTATTGCATCTGAATCAACTTTTAAATCAGAAAAACTCTTATAGATAAACATCATGGGAACCCAATCAGTAAATCCATTAAGTTTTCCATCAGTAAATCCAACAATTTCAAGAGGAATATTTAAAGTTGAACAGACTTCATTGACTAACAATGTAGAAGCTAGAGCGTAATACGCTTTCATTCCTTGCATAGACCCAGACATATCAACCAGTACGGTGATAGCAGCATCCAATGTTTTGTTGTCAATCTTGTTCTTAAACACACGCTCATTGAACCCAGGTGCATCAAAACAGATACGAGACAACCTAGATTGATCTAACTTGCCCTTTTTGACTCCGTATTGACGTTGTACCTTAGCTTTGATTTGAATCAATCTACGAACTTGTTGAGCAAAGTTTTCTTGTGAAACCAATTGTGGTTCAACATCATCACGATACTCTTTGAGAAACTTAGAGGGTTTTCTAAGTGTGAGATAGTGCTCTGGACCTGTGTTCTTGGGATAATCAACGATTATAAATTTCTCATAGTCAGTTAAGTCCCAACCATCTTTTTCTTTTACGGGTTCAAAGTTGATACCAACCTTACCCATGTCCTCACCATCTTCGTTGTGCATAGTCAAAGAATATGCAGCCAGCTCATCTTCAGTTATCTTTAGCTCAATAACTTTGTACTCTTCGTATTTAGGTTTAGCCTTCTCATCACCATTAGCTTTACCTGATTTGTCTTCCTCGGCTTCTCCCTCTGCCTTTTCTTCTCCACCAGGCTTTTTTAGGCTACCTTCACCTTCGCCCTTTACAGGTTTAGCAGGTATTGGCTTCAGTTCAGCTTTGCACTCTTCACCAAGTTTTTTGAGGATGTCTATAGCCAATTGGTAGGTTGCTTCAGTGCCTATTTCTTTATCCAAGATCGTATAACAATGAGTAAGACGATCAGTAAAGTTATTAAGAACATCCAGAACCTTCTTGTTAGGAGTTGCTTTGCTTACAGCAAGTTCTATTTGAGGAAACATAGAACTTGTTAGAACCACTTCCCAACAAAACATAGCTGTGATGAGTGTTGAAGCTGGAGTTGGTTCTTCCTTGCATCTTTTTATGATCTGTTCGATCAATATAGAGCTGCAATCATCCCAGTTCTCCTTGAAACCACGGTACTCTACAGCCTCAATGTAGTTAATTCTGGAATCTTCTAGGAAGTTCCATACAAACATCAACATACCTTGAGGGTGCAGTTCTTTTTTCTTAAGAACATCAAACGAACTAAAACGATCATGGGCCACTTCGTGATCCGTTGATGCCATTAGTTGTTTGAGTTCTAACTCCGTGGTTGTGGTAACAATCCTAGGCAGATAGATGGTTTTGCCATCATGTCTAGGTTGATTAGCATCTTCAAATACAACGGAAATGCCAGCTCTGCCAGCACTTGCACGTATGTATTTCATTACTTCAATGCCTTTAGTCAGCATTATTTACCACTCGCATTCACAAACTCCTTCACAAGTTTGAACACTTTGAGAGCATCCATACCTTCAGGGACATTCATCAAGTTCCTAATAACTTTGTTGGCATAATCTTCAGCACTGGTTTCTTCCTTGGGAATCTTCAGTTCTTTGATCTTGTTTTGCAGAAATGTTTTACCGCAATAGCTTCCATTGTCATCAATGAGCTTAATGCTGAGCTTCATAGCTGTGTGAATGACTGACTTAGCTGATCTCCAAGGACCTGGCATCGAACTGACTTCATAGTCTTTCTTGATTTGCTTCTCAGTATCTCGCAGGTCTTTAGCAAACGTATCAACTGAGCTATGCGTAAACGCAACAGCTATCATCTTCTCGAATGTACTTGTAGCTGAAGCATCTGAGACAAGACTCTCAGTAGCAGCAGCATACAAAGTGGACATCATGTGAGCATCCATTTGTTTCTCCCTCACAGGCAACATCGCCTAAATACAGCTCTAGTGATAAAGCTGTATTGAAGCAAGCTGTTATAGCGAATTAATTAAGTCCAATACTTCTTGAGCATCTCCAGACAAATACAACTTGTCTTGCAACTCTTGCTGAAGTTTGTCGTACTTAGCATCAATGTCAGCTCGTTTCTTTTGTTGATCGTTGTACTTTTTATCAAAGCTATTTGGAAAAACAAAGAATTTTCCTAGAACATCGGCTCTGTATTCATTGTTCCAGGTACGCATAAACGTGGCTTTATCTACCAAAGGAGATTTAGTTTTAGATAAAAACTCATATAGAGCTTGTGGGTCATTGAGTGCAGAAGACACGTTTTCTTGTGGATACTCTGCATATTGTTTTTCTCTGATTTTGTCTCTCATACGACATAGGGCGTAATCAAGTTGTTGTTTGGTGAGCTTCATGTGTGTTCCTCTCTAAAGGCAACATTGCCTAGATATGATCCTATTGCTAAGACCATATCGAAGTTTGTTACGCGAGTTCGTCTTCAAATAATTCCAATTGTTGTTGTACTGTCTCATCCTCGAAAGGGGTGTCGATGTTAATGCTTACCAGAACATCGTCATAATCATTTGATTCTATGAACCACAAGACTTGATTGAACATAACTATCTCCTTGAAAAGTTAAAGAGGGCGAAGCCATCCCCGCCCTGACCCTGCGGGGTGGCTAGCCCGATAATGAATCTGAGCGAAGCCCATCGCAAGCCCCTGCCACAAAGCGAAGCGACTGGCGGGAATAGGCTTGCCGGGCTGAGCGAACAACATCACTGAGTTTTGCTCCATTGAGCATATTCATCAGCAGCCTCTTGGATCATTGCTTTCTGATCTTCTTCGTAGAGATCATTGAATGGAACAAAGTGATTCTCTTGACAACAAGAGATCTTGCCATCTTGAGGCTGTAAACAATAACAGCAGTAGTTACCCCTACTACGTAGGTCATCTTCAAGTCCTAACAGAAAGTCTTTCATTCTCATGTTGTCCTCTTTGGGTTAAGTTGTTTAAGTTCATCCATGTTGCTAATCAACATGTAGCTGCTCTTGTTGATTGGAGCTATGGTGTGTTGCACCTTCCGTGCCAGGGTTTCTCCACAAGACATACACGTAGGACGAGCCATGTGTCTCCGTTGTGGTTCAACCCGAACACCATAGCAATTGGTACAGATGGGTAGATAGTTCTCGTTCAATCTTCAACTCCAAAATGTTTTAATACAAAATGTCCAACATCTTTACCAGCAACATTTGCACATTCCCGAACAATCAACTCGGCAAACTTTTCTGTAAAGATTTCTTGTTCCATCCCGTCAGATAACATGGCGTAATAGTCAGCATGATCTTTAGCCTGTTTAACAAGTTCTTTAATTCGTTTGTTCATATGATCTCCAGTTAGTAGATAGGTCTATTGGCATCCCACTTGTCACGCTTGACGTAAGTGGATATGAAGTTGTTATTAGGAACATTGCCAGGATCATCCAGTGAGCCTATGAATTGATTCCAGTCTTCAGTTGTGAGCAGGTGCATGTCATCCAGATACCTAAGTCGCATCTCCAGTTGATACTTAGACTTTGATATTTCAAAGCATCTGCATCCATGTAACCATTCGAGATCAGTGATGCCATCAACAACTGGTCTTACGACCAGGTTGTTGTTTAAGTGAATAGCGTGATACATCATGATTACATTCTCCAGAAGTAAATTGCAAAAGGAACACCAATGGCTAAAGCTACAAGTAAAGCACCAAGGTAATCACTCCAGTGATATTTGGTATCTCCAGTTCTACGCTGGTAAATGTTAGTGATGTCTTTCATGATTGCTTACCTTCCTTAATGAGCAGCTCTTCCTCTTCGCACTCAGTATCAGTAGTGCATTGGTATTGGTGTTGAGTAGCTGTTTGGTAAACCCAACCACCCCAGGTAGCAAGTACTACGAAGTTAAGAATCATTACGATGTGAAGTGTTTTCATGTTGATCTCCAGAAGTTACTAGGAACAAAAAAAAAGGTAGTGGAGTGAACCACTACCTGTCGGAGATTACTTGCTTGCACGAGCTGCTGTGTCTTGCTTGAGCAACTCACGCAACACCTTGATGTCTGTGACGATGGAAGAAACGTCAGAACCACGAGGGTTGTCGAACTTCTCCATGCTCCAGAGTGCGTTAGACAGAAGCTGCTGAGCGAGAAAGATTTGCAAACCAGCAGGTTTGCGTTCAGTAAGATTGTTGAAAGCGTTGAAGTCGAAGTCGTTTTGCTGTGCCATTTTTACTGCTCCTTTAGGTTGATGAAGTGAAGGGGATTCGCCCCCCTCACCAAAGCTGGACGTGGTGGCTAGGGCCGCCCACAGGCGGCACGCAGTTCCGACGAAAGGAGGAATTGGCAACGCAGATGGCCGTGCCAGGACTTTGGGGTAGGGGCCCCGCTGGCGCGGAGCTCTGCACTGCCAACCACCACAAGAAGCTGGGGGGCGCAATCCACAAACGCACAGCTACCAAAAGAGCTTGGCTCAGCTCATACGACAAGACAATGCTAAGACCTTACTGTTGCAAACCAAGGTTGTTACTAGGAACATAGCGGAGTAGAAAAAAAACCCGCCGAAGCGGGATGTAGTTCAAGAATCTAGGTTGTACACAATTGCTTGAGCTAGGTACTGCGCCATGTTGCGAAGCTCGCTAGCAGAATGTATCTCGAACTCAGGATGTGGTCCTGTACCCACATCTGCCTCAAGCTCGATAGCTAACTCTAGCTCAAACCATTCCTCGGTAGCAGCTAACTCTTCTTCCAGAAGAGCTGCTTGAGGAATACTCTCTAACTCTGTAACGAATGAAGTGTCTGGTTCGAGGTCACCAGACAAGCCAGTGTCGAGAATGATGTCAGTGAAGAAGTCTACTTCCTGAGCTGAAGCTAAGAGGGAATGAAAGGATAATTGCATGGTCGAACTCCTAAGTTGGTTGTATCACCCAACGCCCTATGCGCTGCGTGACCTAAACAGGGAACTTTGGGGAGCCTCGACTTGTCAAGACCGAAGCCGACGAAGTCGGGGATTTTGTATTGTTGTCCACAGGTTGTGGTACACAACGAACAGGGTTAACGAGGCGACCTAAGATAGATACACAACAACTGACAACAATAGAAAATTCGTCTTTACAAGTTGAGTACCAAAGTACCATGGTTAGTCACGGAGCCCGATGAGGAATGAGGAGCACAGTTGTCAGTCGGAGCGTATCCAACACAACAGTCGGAGGGATAGCCGATACAGACGTACATGAGTTAGTCGGAGACCAAGCGGCTAGCCTCTCATCGTCTGTGTGAGGCAAGTACAGTTGTTAGAGTAACGACGACGACATGACGAACACCATGTCAGGATTGTGCGAGGTAGATGCTGTATCCGTGTCCGTATTAAATACATATCAAACGGATAGACTAGATGATAGACAACGAGGTACAACAGACCCACCC